GCGGCGCCGCGCGCGCGTCGGCCAAGGTCGAGCTCAAGCCGGCGGCGGCGCGCTGCCGGCAAGGACCGCCGTTGCGCGCGTCGCGGTCAGAATGCCGAGCTTGAGCAAGTGCTCCACGCCCGCGATCGTCGCCGCGCTCGCAAGTTGAAGGCCGCGCCCGTCGGCGGCGCTCAGCAGGAAGAGCTTCGCCTCGACATCCGTCGTATTCAGGACGGCGTTCTGTTCCGTGCCGGTGAACAGCGCCATGAACTGCGGAAAGGTGAGCCGCTGCGGCACGCTGACTGGCGTCGCGGGCGCCGGCGTGTTGCCGGCGGCGAGCCACGCCTGATAGGCGAGCCGGTCCGCGTTGCGGGCATCGTCCGGAATGCGCGCGCCGTCCGCGTCGCGGATGACCGTGTCGGTTGCCGTCAGCGTATACATGGTCAGAGCTCCGCCGATGCGGTGGCGTGGATGACGAAAAAATTGCCGGCGAGGTCGCCCGTCACCTGCAGGTTCAGCGGCGAAGCCACGCGGTCCGAGGTCGCCGTCGCCGTGACAGGCATCGGGCCGCTGTCGGCTCCGAGCGAGATGTTCCGCCAATTGGCGTTGGCGTTGCTGGGATTGAAATAGGTGAGCGTCGGGGCGGCGCGCATGACCACCGGAAACTGCCAGGGCGCGCCCGCATAGTCCGGACCGGAGTATTGCGCCCGGTAGAGGATCGCGCCGGCGACGGTCCCGCAATTCTGCGCCGGCGCGACCCCCTGCGGAAAGGTCTTGCAGAAGTAGCGTTGGCAGACGGCGAGCTCGGTCGCGACCGGGCGCAGCTCCGGCAGAGGCGCGGCGCCGACAAGCCCCGGTCCGAGCGTCGGCGTCGCACGCACGTCGGCCCGCCCGATGTCGACATAGCCCGACGATGCGTTGAGCGCGCCGCCGAGCAGGAGCTGGATCTGATAGCCGTTCTTGAGGTTCGCGCTCGGCACGAAACTATAGGCGAGCACCCCGAACGCACCATTGGCGATCGTCTGCAGATTGGTCGCGGCGAGATCGGTGGTGATCGCGCCGAAATTGTCCTGCGACGTGGCGTAGCCGGTGGCGAGCTGCGCCGTCAGACTCGCGCCGCTCGCATTATAGACCGCGAACTGTACCGTGATCGCTTGCGCGGCGCCGGCCGCCGTCAGCATCGCTGCCGCGACGAGGCTTTCGACGCGCTGCTGCAGCGTGACGGCGGTAAGGCCCGTGGCCGCGCCGAGGCGCAAGGCGTGACCCGCGATGTTCGCGCCATAGGGCTGGCTCCATGCGCAGGCCGCGCCGGTGGCGGCGACGAACCAGCGGTCGAGCGTCGCCGCCGTGCTGCCCGCCGCGACCGTGCCCGCCGTGCCGTGCTGGGCGACAGCCATGGCGCCATTGCCGAATTTGTTGACGAAGCCGGCGGCGAAGCCCGGCACGTCGGCGAGCTTCGCCGCCGGCCAGCCGCCGGGCGTCGCGCCGTCATGCACCTGCACGCGATTGTTCGTCGTGTCGACGACGAGTTCCGCCGGCGCGCCGACGAACCCGCCAAGAAACGAAGCCGCCTCGCGGCGGCGTTTGACCTGAACGCTCATGGCATGTCCTTGAAGTCTGAATCGTGGTTCGATCTTTCCCCGCCCTCATCCTGAGGTGTTCGCGAAGCGAACCTCGAAGGATGGGCCATGACCGCGGCGGTTGCCGATCCTTCGAGGCTCGCTTCGCTCGCACCTCAGGATGAGGTGGGGGGAGTCTGGGCCAGCCCTCAGGCGGTCACGACGCTGTCGTCGGACAGTCGCCGCCACGCGCCGTTTGAATAGGCGACGACGACGCCGGTGCCGGCGCCGGCGGCTTCGCCGGCCTTGCGGCCGTTGGACGCGAAGGCGAGCGCGCCGTTGAAACCGCCCGGCAGCGCCGAAACGACATAGGCGGCAGCGCCGATCAGCGCCTTGAAGGCGACGTTCCCGGTCGTCTGGTCGGCGACATAGACCTGGTAGAAGGTCGCGCCGTCCGGCGAGACTTTCAACTGATAGCCGTCCGAGCCGAGCAGTCCTGCGAGCGCGCGCGCCGAGAAGCCGGTCTGGAAGGACAGGCTCGCATCGTTCGCGGTAGCCGCCTTGTTGAAGCCGAAGCGGCAGGAGTCGATGGCGGCGGCGAATAGGAAGTTGGTGCCCAGCACGCCGAGGCCGTTGCTGGCATCGGCCGTGTAGCCGGCAAGCCCGACATGGCCCGTCGCGGGGTCGACGTCGATCGCCTGGGCGAAGCTCGCGCCATCCGCCGAGACGCTGAGGCGCCAGCGGTCGCTTGCAAGCAGGCCCATGCTGGCGCGCGCGGCGCCGCTCGACTCAGAGAGGATCGCGCCGGTCGCGCCGACGCCCGCCTTGTTGATCGTCACCGCCAATCCTGTGAGCGCGCCCAGGCTCGTGATGTCGTCATTCGCGCCCGCCGCCGCCGCGCCGAGGCTCATGAGCGAGGCCGTCGCCGGATCGGAGGCGAGCCCGAGGTCGATGGTCTGGACGTAGCCGTCCGAGGCGAGCCCCCAATCGTCCGTCTCGGTGACGGCGAGGCTGGCGAGGCTGTAGTCGAGCGCGCTGCCGACCGCGAGGGCGGCGGTGACCGGCCCCGTCGCGCCGGTGCCGCGCGGCGTGATCGTATAGGCCGTGCAGGTGGAGAGATCCTGCGTCGCCGCGCCGAATGTGTTGAAGCTCTGAAACTTCAGATAGAGGGGTTGCCCGACATAGGCGTCGGGCAGCGCATATTTGAAGATCGACTCGTCGAGCCGCGCGAATCCTGCGCCGCTCGCATGGGCTTGTGCCGTCGACCCGTAGAGCCCGCGTTCGAGGGTGGTCAGCGCATAGGCGTTCGGGCCGGTGAGGGTCGCGGTCGCATAGGCGAGAAGCTCGCCGCCGACGATGCAGAGCGTGGCACCCGCCTGGGCGGCGGCCGTGGTGGCGCTGGACAACAGGCCGGCGCTTTCGGCGAGGCTGACCGCAAGCGTGTTCGTCGTGTCCGGATTGCCGCCCGTGGGCGCGGCGAGGGCAGCCGTCGTCACGCCCTGCTTCGCCGCGCCGATCTGGCGGCCGACCAGCGTGTAGCTCGTTCCGTCGAGCGAGGCCCACACGTTGGCGCCGCCCCAGTTCGGGTTGGCGACGCCGCCTGTGCCGCCCGAGATCGCCGCCCAGATTTCGGCGACGCCGCCGGTCAGCGCCGCCGGCGGCTCGAAGATGAGGGGCATCAGTTCACCGGGCCGGGCGATGCGTTTGCGGCGATGGCGCCGGCGCTCGGCGCCTGCACGGGATAGGCGGCGCCCGTCGCGACCCCGGCCGGAAACTCCTCGGCCGTGATGGACAGGATGCCCTCGTCGTCCTCCTCGATCTCGGTGATGCGCACGGTCGTCCGTTCGAGCCCGAGCGCGGCGTCGGTCAAGGTCACGAGGTCCATCGGCTCGAGCAGGCAATATTCCCAGGAGAGCTTGAACGTGTAGTGGCAGCGGATGTAGAGGCCGCGTTGCAGGATGAGCTGCGCGGCGGTCTGGCCGACGTTCGGGTCGCAGATGTCGCTCGCCGTCACGCCGGCGGCGATGCGCAGGCCGTAGCGTTCGATGGCGTTCTGGTCGAAGACGGTGATCGGCGTCGCGTCGTAGAAATTCGTTCGCTGGCTGATCTGGAGAATCTGCATGTTGGAGGCGCCATAGGGGTCGCTCCGTTCGACCTGCACCGGGTCCTTGTCGTCGTCGTGCAGGATGTCGTCGTCGGTCAGGTCGTAGACCGGCGTGACGTTCGGCGTGAAGGTGCAGGTCCCCACCTGCACCTGCGTGGTGCCGACATAGGCATAGCTCTGCGAGGCCGCCGTCGTGCCGAAGCCGACGCTGCCGCCGGTGTAGAGCGGTCCGATCAGGGCCGTGTCGCCATAGGGAATGAATTTGAGCAGGCCGCCCGACCAGACGGCGGCCGTGTTGGTGAGTTGGAGCCAGCGGGCCAGAATGGAATTCGCCGTCTCCTGCGAGATCAGCGCCGGGGACAGCGCGAGTCCGGTCGCCTTGCAGTAGGTTTGATAGGACGAACCGCCGCTCGCGCCGAGCAGCGTCGTCGCGTCGATGCTGGCGGGCGGAAAGCCCACGCCATATTGCGCGTTGGTGAGAAAGTCCTGCACGACCAGCGCGGGGTCCGCGTCATTGCCGTTGAAGCCCGTGCCGGCCAGCATGCCGCCGACCTCGAAGGCGTAGCTGTCGAGCGTCGCCGAGGAGCCGAGCGAGGCGTCGGTGTCGACGACGAGCGCGGTCCCGTTATAGGCGAGCGCCGCGGCCGGATAGGCGGTGCTGAGATAGCTCCAGACCGCCTGCGGCGTCGCCCCGCTGAAGAAGGAGGGCGAGGGCAGAGACGCCGTGTTCGAGAGCGGCGAGATCGTCGAATTGTCGAAGACCGCGCTGATGCCGCCGATCGGTCCCTCGCAGAGGCCGAGCACGATGGCGGTGCTGTAGGAGGAGGCGCTGCTCTGGCCCTTGCCGCCGCCGCCCTTGCCCCCGGCGCTGCCCTTGCCGCCGCCGGCATATTGCGCCTGGAAGTTGCCGTTCCAGAGAATGTTCGGCGCGACCTTGTTGATCCCGTAGACGATCGCGATCGGGATCGCGCCGCTCGAGGTCTGGAGCTGGAGCCCGGTGTAGACCGGCGTCGCGACGCGCTGGTTCGTCCGCAGGAAGCTCATGGCGCGCGTCTGTCCTGTTTCCAATAGCTGAAGAAGCGGGCGGCCCGCGCCGGCGCCGAGAGCTGCACGTTGCGCGCGAGCTCCTCCTCCAGCACCAGTTTCGCCGGCCAGAAGGCGTGGACGAAGGTGAGCGGCGCTGCCTTCGTCACGATGCCGCCGTGGCTGTAGCAGCGGCCGTAGCGGAAGACGACGACGTCGCCGGGTTCCGGCGTCGCGACCTCGGCGCAATGGTCGAAGACGAAGCCGAGATAGCGCTCCTCGCCGCGATGGAAGTGCCAGTCGGCCGGGTAGGGGCGCGGGTCGAAGGGCGCGCAAAGCCCGGCGTCGACGAAGACGCGGACGATAAGCATGCCGCAATCGACGCCGCTGCCCCGAACGTCGGCGCAATTGTGGTAGGGCGTGCCGATCCACGTGCGCGCGGCGGCGACGATGGCGGCACGCTCCTCTGCTTCGGTCATGTCTCTCACACCGTGAAGGTCGCGGGCGGGATGAAGGGAAAGCCGCGGAAGTTGGCCCGGTTGTTGAACTTCGACTGGCAGGTCGCCAGCGTGTGGTCGCAGCCCTGATAGGCGGTGAAGGCGTCGCCCGTCGCGCAGGCGGTCTGCAACGGATAGGCGAGCGTCAGCGCGCCGCTGGCGGCGGCCTTGATGGTCGCCGAGACTCCGGCGTTGACGCCGGAGGAAAACAGAATCGTGCCCTGCGCATAGGCCGATGACGCACCCGACCAGGCGATCGTCGCGACGGTGGAGCCGGCCCCCACCGTGCCGTTCGCGCCGAAGGCGTTCTTGACGAGGCCGCAGCCCGAATCGAAGAGCACATGCAGGCAGGACGGCGCATAGAGGTTGCGCGGCATGTTGATGTCGAGCAGCGTCAGGTCGGAGGCGACCGTGATCTGCGCCGTCGTGCGCCCGACGCTGTCGACAGTCGAGACCCGGCCCTTGAACAGGACGACGCTGCCGAGCGGCGCCGCCGTCCAGGCGGTGAGGAAGGCGCGCTCGCGCTTGACCTCGCAGCCGTCGAAGACGCCGTTGCGGACGGCTTGCAGGAAGGGCACGCCGCCGACCGTGTCCGTCGGTCGGGCCGCGAGGGTGATCTGCTGCTGATCCACGTCGAGGCCGACGGCGCATTTGTAGCGCAACCCGTCGATCAGCACGCTGTTGGCGAGATAGACGTAGCCGTTCAGCGTGATCGGCACGTCGGCGTTGGTGTAGGTGAGGATGAGGCCGGACAGCAGCGTCAGCGTGTAGCAATCCGCCATCAGGAGCTGCACGTCGGGCTGCGCCCGCGCCGCGTTGAGATAGGCGACGAGCGCGGCGGAGGCGGACTTCACGGCTTGACGCTCCGGAACTTGAGGCTCTGCACCTGCCAGAGGTTTTGCATGATCTCCTCGAAGTCCTCCTGGTCGTCGAGAAAGCGGCAGACGAAGGCGAAGCGGAAGTCCGCCGTGATCGCCACGCCATTGCCCGGCGCCGCCGCGAAGGTCAGCGTGTTCGGCTGGCTGAGCGACCAGCCGGAGGCCGGCGTGCCGGCGAGATAGACGGCGCTGACCGCGCTCACCCAAGAGACGGGCTCGGTGAAGCCGCCGAGCGTGCGTTGAAAGGCGAAGCTCGTCGTCGCGCCGTCGCCTGTGCCGAGCGGCTGGCCCGTCGCCGTGCAATCGCTCGGATCGGTGTAGAGGAAGGTGCCGAACTGCCCCTGGCATTGCAGGAAAAAGCCCATCAGCGTCTGCAGCGAGCCCGCGCCGAGGCCCGGACGGCTCGCGCCCGAGTCGAGCCCGTCGAAGGTAAGCTCATATTGGTAGAGCGTGTTCGAATAGAGCGCGGCGCGGACCTCGCGGCCCGACACATGGCCTGCAACGCGCGTCGAAAAGCTCGGCAGCTTGTGCACCGACCAGCCGAGGCCGGCGAGCGACGGCAGGCTCGGGGGCGTCGTCATGCCGGCACGCTCTTCAGCGTCAGCGATTGCAGGTCGAACAGGCGCGCCATGAACTCCTCCACATCCTCCTGGTCGTCCGCGAAGCGGCAGAGCAGGGTCGCGCCGACGCCGAGCGTGGCGGGGACCGGCAGCTCGAACGGCTGATCCTGTCCCTGCATCGCAAGGAAAAAGCCGGCGAGGGCTTGCAAATCCTGCGTCATGTCCGCCCGCAGCAGATCGAAGGCGAGTTCGATCTCCCACTGCGTCGTGGCGCGTCGCGCGCGGCGGCTTTCGCGCCCCGAGACGTGCTGGGCGATGCCCGTCGCAAACAGCGGTCTGTAATGCGCCGACCAGCCCTGTCCCCCGAGCGTCGGGAAGCTCAGATAGGGCCCCGGCGTCGGCGGCACGTCCGGCACCGGCGGGGCGAGAAACGGCCCCTTGCCGGAGAGCCAGTTGCCGGCGCGCCAGTTGATCGCGTCGCCCCAGACATCGGTCAGCGTCGGGAAGACGGGAAAAGGTCGCGCGTCCCAGTTCCAGACCGACATGAAGGCCGGCTCGATCATCTTGACGCCGGCGGACGACGTCTCGTTGCGACCGTCGTTGACCCAATACTCATAAAGCGCCTGAAGGCCGAGAAGTTGGATCTCGTCGTCGCGCTGCGGACGATAGCCGCCGCCCTCGTCCGGCTGCCAGACCGACCAGTAGGGCGTGAAGCTCTCGCTCGACTTCGGGTCGAAGAAGACGTTCGGCTGGTTGGTGCCGCGGTCGCAGGCCGGCACGCCATATTCGGTGAAAGCGATCGGCTTCGACTGCGCCACCCAGGCGGTCGCGGGCCCATGCGGCGCCCAGCCGGTGCCGTCGCCATTGTCGTAGATCGCCTGATGCGTGTTGTTCCACCACCAGCGGAGCTGCTTGTTGGCGAGAAGCTGCTGGTTCGCGGCATAGGGCTGGCGCGCCTGCGCGAGCCGGTCCCCCTCGGGACGCGAGACGCGCAGGTCGGTGCCGTTCGGGTCGAGGCCGATCCCGTCGTTCGTGCCGTCGGCGTAATACCAGTTGAATTTCTCGCCGCCCTCGACGTTGGCCTTGAGATAGGCCGACGCATAAAGGGCCGGCTGGCCGGTAAGGCCGAGGCCGTTCATGGTCGCGGGCGTCGGCGGCCAGGCGCTCGGGTCTGGCGCGGGATCGCTCCAGTGCAGCGCGTCGAGGCCGCCGTCGCCCGTGGTCCAGTCGGAGAGCGGCATGTAATTGTCGAAGGCGACGACATCGACGTTGGCATGGGCGAAGAGCTGGTCGAGATGCGGCCATTGGCCGTTTTCGCCGGGATGCTGATAGCCCATCCAGTCCGACCAGTCGGCGGCATAGGCGACGAGGTTGTGGAGGTTGGTCGTGTCCTTGCCGAGACCCGCCCCGTCGAAGATGGTGCGGACGTCGTCGGCAAGCGCCATGAGCCCGGCGACGAAGGGATAGTCCCAGGTCGCGGTGCCGACCGCGCCGGTCGTGGCGGCCGTGGTCCAGGCCGGCCCGCGAATCGTCTCCAGGCCGCGGAACTCCGAGCCGAGCAGGAACAGGTCGACGCCGCCCGCGACCACGCAGAGGTTCGCGTAATGCAGGATCATCCGGCGGTAGGTGTAATCGGTCGGCGACCCCGCATAGCTGACCGTCAGATCGGTCGCGTCGCGCGTGAACTGCGCGGTCGCCGCCGCGCCAAGAAACGCGTTCACGGCGGCCGTAGCGCCGCTCGACACGTCGCTGCCGGAATAGCCGATGCGCCCGCGCCAAGGATAGCCGGCGCATGTCATCAGGACGAAGGGATAGAACACGGTCCGCAGCCCGCGCGCCTTCAGGTCGCGCAGGCAGCGGACGATCGACGGGTCCGACGGCGTGCCGCCATAGACGAAGGAGGTGCCGATCTCCGGGATCGGGATGAGGCCGGCCGAATTCTGCGTCAGCGAGGAGCAGCGCCACACGTCGCTCGCGCCCGCCGCGGTCTGAAAGCTGCCGCCGATATAGGTCGTCGAGGGATAGATCTGGCAGGCCGCGACATCGGTCGCATTGCCGAACCAGGCGACGACAAGCGCGACCGTCGTGCAGCCGGGGAACTGCGCGAGAAGGTCGTCGATCGCGAGCGTGTAATCCGTCGTCGCGCCGGCGCCGCCGGAGGCATAGCGGTTGATCGAACTCGGCGCCGGTTCGGTGACGCGCTGGCCGAGATAGGCGACGGTGTCGTAGGTGAACTCGCCCGTCGAGGGCAGAAGGTTCACGCCAGTGACGAAGCCTGCCATCCGCTCACGCCAGGCCGTTGAGCTTGCTCAAGCCGAGATGGGTGCCGTTGCGCACCTGTTCGTTGATCGCCGCCATCATGGTGCGGCCGTTCGATTTGAACCATTGCTTCACGCCGGCGGCGTCGAGCGCCGACACGTTGAAATGGGTCGCATGGTTTATCGTGACGCCGCCGCCCGCGCCGCCGCCCAGCGCGTCGCGCAGGCCGCCCGCCACGCCTGCCGGCACGATCATCTCGCCGCGATGAACCTGGGCCACCATGTCGCGCGGCAGATTCCACGCCCCGACCGCGAAGGAGGGAATGGCGGAGGCCGCCGCGAGCACGGACGCCTGGCCGGCCGCCGCCGGTCCCGCAGCCGCCGGCCCCATGACCGGCGCGAGGAAGCCGAAGATGCCGCCGAAGGTCTCGGCCGCCGAGGCGGTGACGGTGCGCAGCATGTCGCCGAAGGTCGTCGCCATGGAGGCGGTCGCGCCCGCTTGCTCCGCGCTGGTGCGCGCCGCGACGCCGGCCGTGGTCGAGGCCGTCTGCGCCGCCTCGGCGGCGTTGGTCGCGGCCACCTTCGTCGCCTGGCCGGCGAGCCAGTCGGCGACCGTGCGGATGCGCGCCTGGATGAAGCTCTGGACGATGGAAAGCGCGACGTTCTGCGCCGCCTGGTCGAGCGTCTGCTGGCCGCGGATCATGCCCATGATCGAACTCGACACGCTGGAGCCGACCTGCTCGAAGCTGCGCCGATAGTCGGCATAGATCTGCTGGCTGAGGCTGGCCTCGATCTGCTGACGCCGCAGCGCGGACTGGGCGGCGAGCTCGTCGATCTGGCGCTGCGCGTTGGCGTAGGCCTTGCTGCCTTCGTCGTAACTCTGCTTGACGAAGTCGAGATGGGCGCGCTCGATCGACATGCGCTGGTCGTTGAGCTGCAGAAGCTCGGTCAGCTCCTGCGTTCGGGAGAGCTGCGCCGTCTGCGCCTGCGACTTCACCAGGATGCTCTGCTGCTTGATGCCGTCGAGCGCGATGTCGAACTGGCCGCGGTCGGCGATGCGGGCGAGCGCGAGTTGCTCGTCGCTCGCGTCGCGCGTTGCGGCGACGCGCTGGGTCAGGCTTGCCGCATAGGCCTGAGTCAAGGAGGCGAAGGCGGCGCCGACCTGCGCCGCGCCGCTGCGCAGCGACTCCGAGGTCGCGTCCACGGCGCTCGCGGCGTCCGCCATTCCCTTTTGCAGGTCGGAGATGTCGGCGGTGAAGGTGATCGTGACGTCGTCGGACATTCGATCCTCGAAGTTTCAGTCGCGAATGCGCTTGCCGACATTCGGTCGCGTCATCGCGGGCGGAGCGACGCAAGCCGTGCGACGGCGCGTGGATTGCTTCGTCGCTGCGCTCCTCGCAATGACGATCAGACGTTGCGGATGTGGCCGTCGGGAAAACGCGCGATCAGGCCGCCGATTCCGCTCGGGTCGGCGCCGGAGGCGGCCGTCGCCGCGGGGCGGACCTCGATCCGGTAGACGGCCCGCAAGATGTCGTGGACCGGCGGATGCGTCTCCCAATAGGCGAGGAGGCCGCGCACGTCGGCGAGCGTCATCTCGTCGATCTCGGCCGGCGTGAAGCCGCAGCCGGCCATCAGCCGCGCATAGATCAGGCCGAAGTCGATGCGGGCAGGCTCGTTGCGGGCGGCAGGCCCGCGCCGGCTTCCCCCGGCTTTTCGTCGCCCTCCGCCTCGATGAAGCCGCCGAGCCGCAGCACGCCGCGCATGGCGGCGCCGATCTCGGGCGCGGTCGCCTCGATGTCGGCCAGGCCGTCGGCCGCCGCCGCATGGTCGCGGCGGAGCGCGATCTCGAGGATGGCGATTGCGGCGGCCACGGTGCCGCGCGTCTCGCCCTGCATCAGGATCGGCTCGATCTCCTGCACCTGCGCGAGCGTGAGCGGGCGGACGCGCCAGGCGTGCGCGCCGAGCCTGACGGTCTCAGCCTGCGGCCGCATCACGACGCCTCGCCGAAGGACCAGGTCATGACGTTGCCGGCGGAGTCGGCAAAGCATGAGAAGTCGAACTCCGGCATGGTGAAGTCCTCGAGCTTGGTGCCGAAGCTGAGCTTGCTCGACGTGCAGTTGTTGAGCTTCAACGTCACGGGCTGGCTCTGGAAGGTCGTGTAGAAAAGCGCCTGGAAGGTCGGCGTGGTGCCGAGCAGCTGGTTGGACACTGTGAGCTTCTGGCCGCTGCCCGCGATCGTATAGGTGTAGGTCGTGAGCACGGACTTGCCGGCGTCGGCGGCGTTGAAGCTGTAGACGCCGGCCGCGACCGCATATTGGCCGGCGCTCGGCGTCGCGGCGACCTTCGTCAGCGGCAGGCCGGTCGCGGCATAGATCACCCCGCCGTCGTCGACGAAGCCGGCGGCGTTGGAGACCGTGACCGAATAGGGGCTGGAGCCGCCGACCGCGCCGGCCTCTGCGAAGGCGGTCGCGAGCTGACCCGCAACGGGCGTGACGCCATAGAAGAGATTGCCGAAGGCAAGCCCCGAGATGCGCGCGACCTTCGCCTTGCCGGTGGTCTTGATCGTGCCGCGCGCCTCGGCGAGCGGACGCTGATATTGGCCGTAAACCTCCTTGACGCTGGCTGTCTCCTCGATCGTCACCTCCTGGATGAGGCCGAAGTTGACCGGCGTCGCATTGGCGATGTCGGTGCGCGTGCCGATGAGCACGCCGGAGCCGAAGCTGTACATGGGCGGACCTTTCTTGCGGGCGGGTTCAGAGATGGAGCTCGGCGAGGAGCGTCGCGACGCGGCGCT